GGCTGAGCCACACGTAGGCGTCGACGTCGAGCACGGTGGTCAGCGGATAGGTGTCGTCCGCGCCGCCGCTGCTGTGGGTGCCTCCGGACTCGGGTGCGCCGCCGATCAGCTGCGAGAGCGGGAGCGGGCCGCGCAGGATGCCGCGACGCTGGGCCTCGGTCTCGAAGACGGGGAGCCAGGCGGCCTGACAGGGGCAGGCGGGGTAGCCGCGGAAGTTGACGGCGTACGACGGGACGGTCATGCGACCAGCCACCCGTCCCGCAAGAAGCCGTGCCATCCCGGACTCTGGATCGACCCGGCGCCGGCCTGGCAGGTGTCGCCGTTCTTGTCGACGGTCACGTGACACTCGCGCGGGTCGCCGTGGCGGACCCAGCAGTGGTGAACGTCGTCGTCCGGCCGACCGCAGTTGCTCGCCCGGGAGTCGACGTGCCAGTCGTGGCCATCGGGGAGGCGCACCATCAGTGCGATGCCATCGGGCCCACGCCAGTTCACCGGCATCCAGGAGGCGTTCCAGCAGGCACCAGGCTCGGCCGCCGGTGCCTCAGGCGCTGGGGCTCCCCGGTGGAGTACGCGAAGCTCGTCGGTGTCGGTGCGGCGGTAGACCTGCTCCTGCCACATCTGCCAGTGGTCGATGTCGCTGAACTCGTAGCCGCAATCAGGCTCGCCGCAGTGAGTGGGCCAGCGGGGGTCGTTCTCGACCATCGGTCGCGGTGCGAGGTAGCCATCCGCCGTGCGGTCGACTGGCTCGAGGCCGGTGTAGACGAGCGCGCTGTGATAGCCGTGGGCGCAGTCCATGCCACCCTCGCCGTCCGAGTAGCGGCGCAGCCCGACCGCGACGTCATCGGTCGGCTCGAGCCAGAAGGTCTGGACGGTCACGGGTGCCTCCTTCGGGCAGGCGGACAGGGCGTCGAGCAGCAGCGCGACGCCCTGTCCGTTGGTCGTCAGGCGTCGGCGCCGTACGCCGCGTCGCGGGCCTTGCGCAGCGTGCGGATCAGGCGGTTGACCCCGGCGCGGTCGAGGTGGCAGTACCAGCCGTCGGCGTACACCGCGATCATCTGGTTGAGCGTGTAGGCGTAGTTGCTGTCGCCCGACCACTTCGGATCCGTCAGCTCAGCGCGCAGCATCTCGGGGATGGTGCGCGTGTTGGGCCGGGGCAGCGGGTGCGGGAACTGCACGGCGATCTCAACGTGGCCAGGCTCGCGGGACCAGCCGACGACCGTGCGGACCGGCTCACTGTTGCTCTCGGCAATGCTGGAATGGATGATCTCCTTGGGCATCACGCCCACCTCCTGAGAGGTACGCCCCATCACGGGGCAACCGGCCGCCGTGTTGCGGCCGGTGGATCATGCGGGCATCACGCCCGGTGCGTCAGATCGGGTCGAGCGAGGTGAGCGCCGCCTGCACCTCGGGCGGCGCGGCCGGCGGGTGCCCGCCGAGGCGGATCACCTCGTCACGCAGTTGCAGCGCCCAGCCGATGAGCGAGGACATGAGGGACTGCTGCGCCCGGTTCTTCTCCTGGGCCGACGAGAGGTCCGACTCCAGCCCGCGCACCTTGTCCTCGAGCGTCGCGATCCGCTTGTCCTGGTGCTCCGACCAGGCCTCCCAGCGCTCCGAGAGCAGCGCGTCCACTTCGGCCTTGTCCCGGCGCGAGCCCAGCGCTTTGGCCAGCAGCAGCGTGAGCACAGCCGACAGTGGGCCCGCGACAAGCGCGACGATCACGGACTCGTTCACGACGCCTCCAGGATCTCTAGGCGGGCGGCCTGGGCCGCGTTCTCCTCGCGCAACTCGGCGATCTGCTCGCGCAGCTCTCGCCCCACGGTGATCAGGCCGACGAACGCCGCACGGCCGTAGTCGAAGTTCTCCACCTCGCCGTCGTCGAAGACCACGAAGTTCTCCAGCGCGGTCCCGACGGCGGTGTCGGCCACGGTCCCGAGCTTGTCCTTGAAGCCGCCGGCACTCTCGCGGTAGTCGAAGAGCACCAAGTCGATCGCGTCTAGCACCTCGTCAGCCGTGAGGCCGACCGGCCGGAAGTTCTCCTTGTACTTCGCGGCAGACGGCACGGCCTTGCCGATGACGCCGCCGCTGGTGATGTAGGTGTTGGCCGCAGCGTTGAACTCGGGGACGGTGCTGCCGTACTGGAAGCCGCCTGCCGTGAGACCGAAGGTCACGGCGAGGGTGGCCGCGTCGATGCCGTTGAAGGTGGATCCGCTGGTGGCGGAGATGCCGCCAGTCACCTCGACGCCGCCGTTGACCTTGAGCAGCTGGTTGGCGTAGATGAACCCGGGGCCGCCGTACAACCAGTTGCCGTTGAGCTTGACGTAGCCGTCTTCGATGACCACGGTCCGACCCGAACCGGCGGAGGTGAAGGTCCCGTTGACGGTGACGTTGTTGAAGGTGCCGGTGTTGGCGATCACCGCACCTGTGTTGGCGTCGATCGTGAACGTGGCGCCACCGACACTGTTGTAGGCCGCCAGCCCCGCCGAGTTGATCTTGACGCCTCGGTTCACGGTCGCCGTCGTCTGTACGACGCCGCCGGTGACCGTGGAGCCGGAGACGTCGCCGTTGCTGAAGACAGATCCGCTGGTGTTGATGGCCCCGGTGGCCGAGGAGATCGAGGTGACCACCGTGCCCGATCCGTTGTACGCCGCGAGCCCGGACGGAGACAGCACCACGTTCGGGTAGGTCGAGGTCGGGTTCGTCTTCAGCCACGACGTGGTGGCATCCACCCACGCGGAGCCGTCCCAGGTGTACGGCTTGTTCGAGTCGTCGGAGTCCCACCACTGGTCGTTGGTGACGAGCGCGCGACCCTCTGCGTCAGGGTTCGTCGGGGCCGTGGGCTGACGGTAGGCGGCGTTCAGAGTCTTGGCGAAGTTGAAGGAAGCCGCGGCCTCGTCGAGCGCGCCTTGGATGCTGCCCTCCAGCTCCTCCTTCACCGGGCCCACACCCGGCGGCGGGGAAGGCACAGCGAACGGGCTGGCGACCGAGCCGTCCCGGGCGAACCCGAGCGTGGTCAGCCACTTCCCGCCGGTGTTGGTCGCCGTGATCTCGTGGTGGATCGAGACCACCCGGGAGTTCTCGTCGACGTTCGCGCGGCCGTTGACGACGTGCACCAGGTCGTACAGGTCGAGCCGGGCCTTCGGCAGGTCGGCCGCGGTGAGGATCGGCAGGACCAGGGAGTTGACCCGCTGGTGCGGGGTCGCGTTCGCGGCGAGGATCTGCTCGGCGTACGCCTGGATCGCGGCTGCGTTGGCAGTGTCGAAGCCCTGGACGGTGAACTCCTGGTGGTGCTCGCCCCACTGCTGGTAGGAGGCCAGGTCCACGTAGGGGCCGAAGGTGACCTCCTCGGTGACGCCGCTGGTCGCGATCACGCGGAGTGCCTTGACCGTGACCGAGTTGATGATCCGCTCGAGGTCGAAGTCGACGTCGATGTCCGCGTTGTACGTCGTCTCGTCCAAGTCGGCCGCGACCGTAGTGTCGAGCAGAGCCGCGTCCCAGGCCTGCAGCACGCCGTTGCGGTCCACCCAGGCGTAGCCGAGCGCGGAGTCCCGGGTCACAGCCACCTGGTCGAGCGCGGAAGCGTTGTCGTTGTAGGCCACGACCACCGGGGACGCCACCTGGTCGCCCGACCCGTTGACGTTCCACGGCGCGCCGGCGCCCTCGAGCACGTGGGGCAGCTCGGCGATCGTGGCCACGCCCTCGCGGCTCGGCGTGGAGGCCAGCGGGTTGATCGGGTCAACGGCCGAGAGGTTGACCTCCGCGCGCTTCTGCTCGTTCGCCTCGAGCAGGTTGTACTGCACGCTGGCGGTGAACGTCTTGCCCTCGAAGAGCACCTCCGGCTCGCCGGCCGGGTCTTCGGAGTCCGGGTCCACGGACAGCAGCCGGATGCGCTTGCCTGGCCGCACCAGGTCGGTCTGGGTGGGGTCGAGGATCGCGTCGTAGAGCTGCACGCTCAGTGAGCCGACGTTCAGGTCCTCCCGGTCCACCGCGATGCGGCCGGTCGGCCCCAGGATGTTCTGGTAGGCCACCGGCACCAGCACGCCCGGGTCGCCCGTCGGGCCCGACGCGATCGACGACGAGGCGTACGCCGTCCCCGCCCACTCGAAGGTGTAGCCGAGAGCGCCCGGCGTCGCGCCGTCGAAGTAGGTGCTGACCGCGCTGGCCTGCTCGACCATGACGGCGTCGAACATGTGGACCTCGTGCGCGTCGAGGTTCGGGTAGTGGACGATCAGGCGCAGCGACGCGGCGTTGGTCGGGGCCGTCGCGACGCCGCCGATCGGCACCGTCCAGATGCCGTTGGCCTCGGTCTGCGACTTCACCGGCACCGTGGTCAGCACCGACCCGTCGGCCTTGAGCCAGCGCGCCGAGACCGTGACCTTCCGCTCGTCGCTGCGTGAGCGTGAGCGGGCCTGGAGCGCGTAGTCCCGGCCTGGGGTGACGGTCATCGACGGGGACACGGCGTCCGCGGGGCCGGCGGTGTCGTCCTTGGTGATCGCGAACGACTTGGTGCCCACCCATGCCTGCGCGGTCGTGGTGCCGATCTCGGCGCCGCCCTGGGCCCGCCAGCCACCGCGCCCGTTCTCCGCCGTCGGGGTCGGCATCAGGTTGGTGCGCGTCACCGCGAGGTCCCCGGCCGTGGGCGCGTCGGTGAGGGTGACGTCGTGCAGCTCGAGGCGATCCCCGGCCGCAGGGTTGCCGCCCGACGCGTTGTAGTGGTCGAAGCGCAGCCGGCAGTACAGCGCCCCGACGGGCACCAGGAACGAGCCGGCCGCTCGCGCGACCTCCGAGGACGGCAGGTTGGCGGTCGCAGCCGTCGAGCCGACCACGGCCTTGGAGACGTCCAGCCACTCGACCTGGGCGGAGTAGAGCCCGTCGACGTACCAGGCCGACCAGTGCGCGGCCACGTAGGTCCCGGCCGTGACCGGCATCGGCACCGTGTAGAAGTAGCTGGCGGCCCCGCCCGGCGAGGTGTACTCCAGCCGGTAGTGCCGGTAGGGCACCACGTTGACGCCGCCCCGCATCACCGAGCCGGCCATCGGGGTGACCCAGAACCAGGCGCCGGTCCGGCCGTTGGTGTTCTGGATCAGGTTGACCAGCTCGCCGGCGTCGGGCGGGCGCTCCAGCTCGAGGCGCAGCAGGCCGGAGATTCCGCTCATGGCGGCTAGACCTCGTCGACCGAGCGAGGCACGCATCGCTCAGGGTCGAAGTCGACCTGGTCGAGCAGATCCTCGATAGCGTAGGCGAACAGGTCGAGGCTGCCCAGCATGACGGAGAAGACGCCGGGTATGTCGAGCTCGGTCCGGCCGGTGATCTTGTGCTCAAACAGGGCATTGGTGACCTGGTTGTGCAGCTCGGCGAAAGCGGCTCGATACGGGTGGTCGTCCGGATACGGCATGTTGACTCCTTCCTGGTTAGGCCCAACGCGTGCGGTGGTGCCCGCCCGCACCGAAGTAGGCGTCGAGGTGCTGGGTCGGGGTTCGGCCGATCTCCTGGCTACTGGAGCCGACCGGCGCCTGGACGTTGAGCGTGATGTGCACGTCGCCTCCGGTGCTCGGGCGGCTCACCTGGCGCATGTAGGCGTCGTACGCCGAGGTCCGGCTCGTGTAGGTGTCGGCCGCGCTGAACCGGTTGGCGGTGCCCCGGTCCGGCGCCGAGCCCTTCCCGATGCCGAGCTGGTCCTGGATCCGCTTGATCAGCCGGTCGGCCAGGTGGTCGGCGATCTGGTCGAGCCGACGCTCCCGACGCTTCAGGCCCTTCACGATGCCCTCGGCAGCCCGGATCCCGGCGCCGAACAGGGACTCGTACGCCGACTCTCCGAGCGCGCCACCGGCCTTGCTGATCTGCGCGGTCAGCGCGTTGATCTGGGCCGCAGCAGCCGAACCACCCGACGCGATCGCCTGCGCAGTGGCCAGCGCCCCCTCGAGGTCGCCCTGGGCGGCCTCGTCGAGCAGCTGGCGAAGCGAGGTCTTGTTGAGCTTGCCCTTCAGCTTCTCGATGATCGCGGTGAACTGCTCGGCGACGCTCGCGCGCGCGGCCAGCTGGGAGAGCAGCGCCGGCAGAGTCACCGCAGTGCCGCCACCGGTGGTCCCGAGCCCGACCACGCTGCCGTAGGACTGGAAGCCGGACTTGACGCTGGCGGCGTACTCCCGGGCCCGCTGGGTCAGGCTCCGGTAGTGCCCGATGGCCTTGTCGAGCGCCTTGGCGTTGGCGTCCTGCAGCTTCCCGTTGGCCCGCAGCGCCGCACCCTCGTCCTTCAGGCTCTTGAGCAGAGCCTTGCGCCGGTCGGCCTGCTTCTTCCCGTCCAGGCGCTTGTTGATCAGGTCGCGCAGCTTGTCCAGGGCCCGCTTGATGCCCTCGGAGCCGCGGGCCACGTTCTTGGTGAAGCCCTTCAGCAGGCCGTCGGCCAGCGGCTTGCCGACCTTGTCCTCCATCTCCTTCGACGGGGAGTGGATCCGGCCGGCTGCCCGAGCGGCAGCGACCGCCTGGCGTACGGCGTCCGCTGCCTCGTTGGCCAGCGCCGCGGCGGTGCCGGCGAACCCGGCGAAGATGCCCGACTTCAGGTTGGTGCCGACCTGGTTGCCGCCCTCGGTGGCCCACCGCTTCGCCGTGGCGAGGCCCGACTTCAGCGAGGCGTTGTACCCGGTCAGGTCGGCGCGGGCCTTGCCGGTGCCGCGCTTGAGGCTGTCGGCGACGTCAGTGGCGCCGGCGATCGCCTGGCGCTTCGCGTTCAGGGAGAACTGCTGGACCGACCGGAGCGCGGGCTTCATCTCCGGCTTCGCGTCGCCCAGGTGGTTCAGCTCGCGGATCACCCGCTGGATGTCGCTGACCGACTCCTTCGCGCCGAGCGTCTTCAGTACGGTGCGGATCTGCTTCTTGTCCTGCACGCGGACCAGGCCCTGGAGCACCTGCCCGATCTGCCGCTCGCCCTCGGGCCAGCCGGCCATGTCGATGCGGCTGACGATCTTGCGCCGGGTCGCCCGGTCGATGTTCTTGAGCGCGCGGCCGAACTCGCCGTTGGCGATCGCGGCCTCTCGTGCCGCGGCCTGGTCGCGCTTGAACTCCTCGGTGGTGGCGCCGAGCGCGTTCTTCAGGACACCCAGGTCGACGCTGCTCTGGTTGAGGTAGCCCGGCGCCACGCCGAGCGACTTCGCCCAGCGCACCTGCTGCCGCTCGGCAGACTTCAGCGCGCGGTCTACGCGCTTGACGGCGCCCTCCTGGCCCATCGTGGCCAGCACCAGGTCACGTGAGGAGATACCGAGCCTGCGACCAGCCTCGAAGGCCCCGGACTGCTGCAGGGAGAGCCGGGCCACGTCGTTGGCTGCCCGCGTAGCGGCGCCGGAGACCTTGTTCAGGGAGGCGGCGAAGTCCTCGACCTTCGGCTTGGCGAACTGCAGGCTGTCACCGGCCTTCTCGCTGGCCGTCTTCACAGCCAGGATGGCGCCCGCTACCGCGCCGATGGCCGCGCCCCAGGGTCCGCCCGTTGCGAAGCCGAGCAGCGCGCCGCCGCCGACGGACTCGAGGTCCTTGAGCGCCTGGTTCGTCTCGCCGGCGGCCTGGGTCAGCGCGACCATGCCGCCGATGCCCGCCGCAGCCTTCGCCGCGCCGCCGAGCCGCTGCATCATCGTCGACATGGCCTTCGAGCGGGTGGCGGTGTCCTGCATCTCCAGCTTGAGGACACGGAGGTAGGTGATCTGGTTCTGGACCGCGGCCGTCGCGGAAGTGACGCCGGCGGTCATCCGCGGGAGGATCAGCGCGGCGATGCCGGCCTGGACGCCGAGCTCCTTCACCGGGCCGGGGAGAGCGTTGACGGCATCCGCAGCGCCCTTGGTGACACCTGCCAGGTCCTCGACGAGAGGAAGGAAGTCCGCGAGCGCCGGCACCGAGGTGTCCCGAATGTAGGTGCCGACGCTCAGCGCGAGCTGACCCAGAGATTCGAGCGCCGGGCCGAGCTTCTTGCCGGCCGCTACGGCAGCGTCCAGCATGTCGTCCTTGTTGCGGGCCACCCAGTCCGCAGCCGACTGCAGGCGGGCGTCCAGGGCCGGGGAGAACCGCCGGTAGAGCTCCTGGACCGTGGTGACCGTCTGGGCCTTCAGGGACGCCAGGGTGCCCGCCAGGCCCTTCGAGGCGGCCTCCGCGAGCTTCTGTGCCGCCCCGGCCTTCTTGACGCCCTTGGTGTACTCCGCGAGGCCCTTGGTGCCGTTCTTGAGGATCACCTGAGCGCCGGTGATCCCGACCTTGCCGAAGATCGCCTTCAGGTTCGCGTTCTGCTGCTCCTGGCTCAGCCGGCCCAGGCCGCGGTTCAGGCTGTCGATGAGGCCCGGCAGCGGCCGCATGTTGCCCTGGGCGTCGTACACCTGCACGTTGAGCGCCTTGAGCGCCTTCTCAGCGGCCGGCGCCGGGGCCTGCAGGTTGAGCAGGAACGACCGGAACGTGGTGCCCGCCTGGGAGGCCTTGATCCCGGAGTTGGCGAGCTCGGCCAGGATCGCGTTCGTCTGGTCGAGCGAGACCCCGGCCTTGGCGGCCAACGGGGAGACGTACTTGAACGACTCGGCCAGATCCGTGACGTCGGCCGAGGAGATGTTCGCAGCGTTCGCCAGGCCGTTGGCGATCCGGGCGGCGTCCTTGGCCTTCAGGTTGAAGGTGTTGAGGGTGTTCGCCACCAGCGAGGAGGCGTCGGCCACCTCGAGCTCCCCGGCCTTGGCCAAGGTCATGGTCGCCCGGACCGCGCGCAGCGAGCTGCTCAGCGACAAGCCTGACTTGGTCAGCTCGACGACACCGCCGGCCGCGTCGGAGGCGGTCTGGCCCATCTTCGCGAAGACCCCGCCGCGGGCCTCGATGCTCTTCGCGGCTCGGTCGATCTGCCTGTCACTAGCGTCGGTCAGCGCCTGGATCTTGTTCAGCGAGCTGACGTACGTCGCGCCGGCACGCCCGGCCGCGACCGCCGCGCGGGCGATGCTGCCGACCGCGAACGCGCCGGCGAGCAGCTTGCCGGTCCGGCTGACCTGACGGCCCATGAGGCCGTAGGAGCGGGCGGTAGCCGCTGCCTCGGCGCGAGCCTGACGGCCGTTCGCCAGGATCGCGATCCGGATCGGTCCAGCCAACAGGCTCACCCCCTCGTCAGGTCGTGTGGTCCAGAAGATCGGTGAAGGCGTTGCGCTCGACGCGGGTCAGGCGCAGGTAGGCCTCAACGGACTGCCCGGTGCGCAGGCACCAGGCGGCCTGCTCCAGCGCTCGCTGGCGCCGCCGGAGATGCCGCTTCCCGGCGGCAGTGTCGGGCTCGTCCTCGAGGGCGTCGGCCTCGTCGGAGAACAGCGCGAGGACATCGCCTCGCGACGTCGACATCGCCGCGCGATACGCCGCGGCGTCATCGGGGACGCGTCTACGAAGCCTGACGAAACTGGGCGGCCCGCAGCTGGGCGTAGCCGGTCGGAAGGTCCTCGAGCGGCTGGCCGAATACGCCTTCGATGGCGAGTTCCTCAACCCCGGTCAGGGAACCGAGGAACTCGCGGAGCTCAGCGCTCATCGACCGCTTCGACCTGGCGCTCGGCCCCAGCCTCGCCGGGGAGTGCTGAAGCGGGGTCGGTTCGCGTCTCCTCCTTCGGGAAGAACTCGCTGATCTGCTTCAAGGTCAGCCCCATGACGTGCTGGTGCGCGACCTCGGCCGCGTCGGCCTGTTCGCCGAGGCCGCGCGCGACCACCACAGCAGCGAGCGCGCGCATCCCGGCTCGCGGGCGTTCTTCCAGGAGGTCCTCAACCTCGGCCCCGAAGCGCTCGAGGATCCGGTCCTCCTCGAAGCCAGTCAGGGTCTCGACGACCTTCTCGAGGGTGATATCGGTCTTGGTGATCATGCGCGGATTCCTCTCTAGGCGCGCGGATGTGTAGGGCCCGGCCCGGTCTCCGCGCGAAACCGAGCCGGGAGTGGGGTGGGGGGTCAGCGCAGACCGCGGCGTGCGATCTGCCTGTTGATGTCCCGTTCCAGCTGCTTGAGCGCCCAAGGCTGGATGACCTTGTCGGCCTTCTGCATGAAGCCGTTGGCCGTGATGTTGTGGGCGGCCCACCCGTAGTTGATGGGGCCGGCGTACGGCACGGACTTGCGGCCCGCGGTGATGACCGCCTTGGACCGGGCCCGGCTGCCGCGGACGTCGCCGGCGAGAGTCCCCAACCGCTTCGGCGCGAACTGCGCAGCCGCACGGGCGCCCCGCGCGGCGATGGCCGAGAAGCTGTCCTTGAGGTCGTCGACCTCGAACCCGATGGCGATGAGCCCGCGGACCACGGCGTTCAGGCCATCGATCCGGACCCCTCCCGTAGCCATCAGAAGGCGACCTCGGTCACCGTCGTCACCGAGACCGCCAGGCACTCTTGCCCGTTGATGCTGACGACGCCCGGCTGCTCGATCTGGGTCACGGCGAAGTCGTCGGCGGCGTCGACCACCTGCGCGATCGCCACGGCCCCGGTGCGCAGAGCCGCCGCGCGGACGTCGTTGGTCCCACGCTCGGTGATGAGCGTGGCGTACTGATGCACCCGGCAGTAGCCGAACGGCGCACCCTCGAAGTCCAGCCACGGATCTGCGGGCCCGACGACGATGAACGGCGGCAGCGCCTTCTCAGGAGGCTCCGAGAACGCTGGCACGTCCGTGATCGCCGTGGCCAGCAGGGTGGTGAGCGCCTGGTTGGCCTCGGCCAGCGGGTCGCTCATGCCGTGGCCGCCTCGAGGTCAGGGACCAACGAGCCATCGCACGCGTCCACCTGGCACGAGTCGCCGGCACTCCAGACGCCGTGATCGGCACCGCACGTGTCGCACTTCCTGCGCGCCTCGGACGGTGCGTCGGCGGCCGGTCGGGTCTCGGCCTTTGGCGCAGCACCGACCACGATCTGGTCCTTCTTGTGCCCGATCCGAAGGTCCAGGTTGATCACGATCGGGAAGCCCAGGGTGCGGGCCCGCAGGCAGAACGCGATGTCCTCGCCGACCGGGTGCCCGCCGCCGAGCTCAGTCTCCTGGAAGTACGGGTAGGCCTTGGAGAACTCCCGCTCCCGCATCGCGACCAGCACGCGCTTGTGGATCATCAGGAACGCGGCGCCCGTGGCGTCCACGGCCATCAGACCGGTGTCCTGGTCGAGCGCCGAGGGCCGGTGGGTCATCGGCCCGTCAGGGGTGTCCACGAGCTTGTAGACGACCGGGAACGGGCCGTCGACGAAGTCCAGGCCGAAGCACAGGCCCCCGATGATCGGGCAGGTCTCGGCGTCGGCGTGCGCGAAGAGCTGCTCCAGGCTGTCGCGCTCGAAGACCATGTCGGAGTCGATGAACAGCAGCCACTCGGCCGCGTCCGCCTCAAGGAACTGGTCCACGACGCTGTTGCGTGCGGAGGCGAGCAGCGCGCCAGAGCGGACCCCGAACACGCCGGCCAGGTGCCGGGAGGTCATCAGGTCGTAGATGGACATCTCCAGCAGCGACTGGCAGAACTCGTGCTCGACCTGCCCGGGGGACAGGTAGTAGACCATGACGCGATCGCTCATGCGCAGAAGAACCTTCCGCTGATCCAGGGGGCGAGGATGGGGAGCGCCGGCTTCATCGGATCGCGGCTGATCCGGATCGGCGTGCTGGCGCCGTCGCCGAGGCCGTCGGTGAAGGCCTGGTTGAGGACGCCGTTCGGGGCGTTGTCCTGGTTGAGCTGCTCGATCGTCACGAGCAGGAGCGCCCGGTCCATGACCTTGACGGGGATAGTGAGCGCGAGCGTCGCCGGGTCGACGTACTGATCGATGAGCGACTGAGCCACGGCCATGGCGGTGTCGATGTCCGTGTCCGGCAGGGTCGTCGTCGAGGCGCCCATCGTGGCCCGGACCTGAGCTGCCGTGACGGTCACGACGACTGCTCCGGCAGGTCGACAACGGCGAGGTGCGTGCACCCCGCGATGACCAGCACGTCGAGGCCGGGGTACAGCTCCTGGACCCCCTCCTTGATCATCTTGGCGTGCTCAACCGATGTGTCGGCGGCGAGCCCGATCACGAGTGCCTGTCGCGTCACGATGCCTCCTCGATGCGGATGAGCAGCTGCTCAGGGCCTTCGGCTAGCCGCGTCCAGGCCGCGCCGGTGCGCTCGGTCCACTCGGCCCAGGCCCGGGCCTCGTGCGCCTCGGCGCCCGGGTAGCCGTGGAACTCGTCGAAGACGATCAGGGCGCCGGGGGCCAGGTGCGGGCCGATGTGCTCGAGCACGGTGCGCGTGGAGGAGTAGAGGTCGCAGTCGACGTGGACGAGCACGACGTCTCCGGGCACCGGCCAGGCCGGGAGGGTGGCGTCGAAGAGGCCCACGACGAGCTCGGCGCCGGGGACCACGGGCGGCTTCGTGCGGAAGGTGCCCGGCCCGAATCCGTCGCGCCAGAACTCGGGCAGGCCGTCGAAGGAGTCGAATCCGACGACCCGGGAGCCGGCCGGCATCCCCTCGACGATGCGGCGCAGGGTGCGGCCGGTGTGGACGCCGAACTCCAGCGCGGTCCCGGGCCGGGTGACGAGGTTGAGGGCCTGGTCGAGGCAGCCGTCGATCATCTCGTGCGTCTTCACGCCGTCTCTCCCGTCAGTGCGCGGATCTGCTCGGGCGTGGTCGCGGCCTCGTACCGCTGCCACCGCTGCCGGTTGGCCTCGGTGGCCTCCCGGTCGGCGTCGGTCAGGTGGTCGCCGGTCCAGCCGGGCAGGTGGTAGAGGTGCCAGGCGGGGCCGGGCACGTGACGGCGTACGCCGCAGCAGACGGAGAACGCCCGCTCCATCGCGTTGTCGTCGTACCAGTTGCCCTCGAAGCTCTCGTCCCAGCGGCCGATCGCGTCCAGCGAGTCGATCGAGACCACGTTGACCGCGCCCATCGAGGCGCCGTTGTCCATCGTGGACTCGGGGACGATGATCGCCAGATTCGCGCCGTGGCGGACCCGGGCGGAGTCGGCCGGCGAGAGGTAGTTGTACGTGGTGAAGGGGACCACGAGCCCCGGCTGGTCGGCTGCCGCCTCGACCGCGTGAGCGACCTGCTCGTGCGGGATCAGCATGTCGGCCTCGGTGTAGATCACGGCCTCGGCGTCGAGGCTGCGGGCCAGGTCGGCGCCGCGGTTGTACGCCGCCGAGCGGTTGAACTGCGCGGCGCCGGCGCGGCCGTCGTCGACCACGTGCACCGGCCACGGCCCGCCCTCCCACCAGGCGAGGACCGACTCGAGGTTCTGCTGACGCAGAGGGTCATGGCCCCGGTCCCGGAAGGGGATGACGACGACGGCGCGCCGGGGCGCGAGCGGGTCACGCTCACGCCCCGACGAGTTGGTGCCCTGGGTGGTCACGTGCTTCCTCAGCTCGTGGCCTTGGTGGGCTTGGCGTCTGCCGCCCAGCTGAAGTCGAAGGTGTTCTTGAAGGTGGCACTGGCGTTGGCCTCGCCACCGAAGAAGTCACCGTCGAACTCAGCCACGGTGCACGTCGCCGTGCGGTGCGGCTGCGTCGTGGACGCGGTCGTGTTGCCCTGCGGCATGATCGTCACGCCGACCGAGGCCCCGACGTTGTTCTCGACGAACGTCCAGAACGCCGAGCCGTCGGCACCGTCGTCCTGAAGCGCGGAGCCCTGGAAGAACCAGTCCTTGGCACCGCCCTGCGAGGCGTCGTAGAACGTCAGCGTGTCGTTCTGGGAGTCGGCCGAGTTGAACCTGGCGTTGGTCAGGTAGCCGGCGAACAGCACGCTCGAAGGCGAGCCGCCCGAGATCTTGACGTTGACCTTGCGGCCACCGATCGCACTCATCGTCGGGTCCCCCTCACTTCATCCGCAGGAGGCGGAAGGCGCTCGGGACGAGCAGCTTCGAGCCGTTGAACCAGTACGCGAAGATGCCGCGCTGGCCGGTCGGGCGACCGCTGGAGCCGAAGAGCGTCGGGACGAGCTCGACGTTCATGCCGATCCGGTCGACGATGATGAACCCGCGCTGGAAGTTGCCGTAGACGGCCAGGTTGGTGTTCGAGGTCGTCGCGTAGTCGGGCATCGCCGAGGCCTGGTGCTTCGGCTTGGACAGCAGCACGTCGCCGGACGACTGCGCGATGTCCTCGCGGGTCGTCTGGGTGATCAGCGAGTCGGCCTGGTCGTAGAACGTGTCCGCGGCCAGCCAGCCGGTGTTGCCCCGGAACCGCTCGGGCAGCGTGGACTTCACCTTCCGCAGGTCGGCGAGTCCGAGCGCGCCGGAGGTGCCGGTCACGACGTAGACCGTCGAGGTGGCCGACAGGCCGGTCAGGATGCCCTGCGGGAGCGTGCCGCCGGTCGTGAGCGCGGTGCCCGCACCGGTCACGAAGGAGGTGGCCTCCTCGTCGGCCTTCGCCTCGGAGAGCATCAGGGTCAGCTCGTCGCGCAGCTCGCTCCACGAGATGTCGAGCGCGATCGAGAACGGCACGAAGCCGTCGGCCCGCGAGGTGTCGACGACCGGCTGGGCGAACGACGGGCTGTCGTCCGTGGCCTCGTCGGTCTCGCCCTTGCGGGTCACCGTGATGCCGGCGGAGGTCAGGCCCTCCCACTTCTTGCCGGTGATCTGCACGACGCGCGCGATCTGGCGCAGCGGGTTCTCCGAGCCGTCGCTGGTGAGGATCACCGTCGGGTCGAGCTGGAACGGCACGGCGTAGCCGCCCTCGGAGTCGGCGCCCAGGGTCAGCGCGCGCAGCTCCATCGGGTCGAGGCCGCCGGTCGACATGGCCTTGACGGCCTTGCCGAACGCGCGGTCGTAGAGACCCGAGCCGGTGTTGAGGATGCGCTCGGCGAGCGTGGTGTCGTTCTCGCCGGCGAACTTGTCGACCAGCTTGGAGACGCGCTCCTGGGCCTTCTCGCGGTCGGTGCCGGGGAAGGCTGCGGCGTCGACGGCGCGCATCGCGTTGTCGCGCAGGCCCTTGGCCATCTCGGCACGGCTGCGGGACCGGTCGCGGATCGCCGTCGTGTCGTAGATGTTGTCGGGCTTGATGATGGCGGCCGGGGTGGCCTTGCCGATGGCCGCCGCGCGGGGGGCGGTCGTCTGGACGTTCTCGGCCGCGGCCTCGTTGTGGGCAGCGACGGCGAGCTGCTCGGTGCGCACCTTCTGGGCCGCGATGGCCTGGAGGTGCTCCTCGCGCTCGTTGGTGATCTCGTCCCACTCGGCCTGGGCGGCCTCGGGGAGCACGTCGCCGGTGTGGGCGGCGTTGATGTCGGTACGACGAGCGTCGATCTCGGTGATCCGAGCCTCGCGCTCCTCGAGCGTCATGCTGGGCATGGCGGTCTCCTTCTGTGCAGAGGGTGAGTTGCTGGGCTCCGTGGACCGAGACGCGGCACCGGACTCCGCCGTGGCAGGAGGAGCCGTCTCCGCCTGCTGCCCTGTCTCTTCCTCGGTCGTGCTGGCCAACGCCGCGATCTGCGCGGGGTCGGCGGTCTCCGCGGGCGTGCTCGCCGCGCGGATCACGTTGAGCGCGGCCGCGAACTGGCGGCGCGGGTCCAACGTGTTGCTCTGGGTGTCGTCGCCCTCGTCGGGCGTGCCGACGCGGTCTGCCAGGCCGGCCTCGACGGCGGCCTCGGCGGTGTACCAGGTCTCGGCCTTCATGTCCGCGCGCCACTCGGCCGCGGTGCGGTCGGTGCGCGCGGCGTAGATCGAAGCGATGTTGTCGCTGACCCGGTCGAGGTCGGCCGCGACCACGTCCGCGGCCTCGCGCAGCTCCTCGGCGTTGACGACCAGGATCATGAAGGTGCGTGCGTCGTGGATCATCATCTCGGCGTTCTCGCCCATGACCACCTCGTCGGCGGCGGCGGTGATGAACGACGCAGCAGAGGCCGCGAGCCCGTCGACGATGGCGACGATGTGCGCCTGGTGCTGGGCGAGCAGGTTCTTGATGGCGATGCCCTCGAAGACCATCCCGCCCGGCGAGTTGACGTGCAGGTGGATCGTGTCGACGTCGCCGAGCTCGTCGAGCGCCTCGGCGAACTCGGCCGCGGAGATGCCCCAGTAGCCGCCCTCGCGGTCGATCACGTCGTACAGGTAGATCCGGCCGACGCCGTCCTTGACGTTCGCGCGCAGCTCGTTGCGAGGCTGCTTGCCCTCGTCGGGCTTCGGCGCGCGGTCGCGGAACCGGCAGGTCGCGTCCCAGCGGAGGGCGCCCGGCGTGGAGGCGCGGTTGGTCTCAGGCATCGCTGCCTCCTGTAGTTGAAGGGGTGGTCTGGCCGGGGGTCTGGAGCTGGACGCTGACGCGGCCGGTGTGCCTCAGCAGGGACCAATCGCTGGCACGGACGGCGGCGACGACCGAGTCGGGCTCGTAGCCCTCGCGCACGAGGGAGGCGATCGTCTGGGCGTCCTGCGCCATGGCTTCGGCCTGGTTCTTGATGTCCTCGCGCAGGAAGGCCACCGATCGCGGGTCGACCACGAGCCGGGCCGGCGCCTCGTTGGACCGGGGGACGGGCCGGTCGACGATGACCTCAAGAGCGGTGCTCGCCGCCTCCCAGAGGAACTGGATCGTGCCGTCACCGAAGCGCCGACGGGCGGCGTTGTAGTTGCCGTCGTTGAGCGAGGAGCCCTTCAGGCCCTCGGAGAAGCCGACCCACGAGGACGGCACACCCGCGGCGGCGGCCAGCCGGGTCTCGCCCTTGGCCTGCACGACATCGAAGGCCATCTGCTTGAAGTCCTTGCCGATGGCCACCGGGTCCGCGCCGCCGCCGAGGTACAGCGTCTTGTAGGCGTTGAGGTGCCCCTTGTGCTCGGTCTCGAGCAGCGTCTTGAAGGCCTTGACCTGATCGATCGTCACCGACGGGTCGAACTTGATGGCCATGTTCGGGGTGTTGTGCGTGACGACGTGGTCGTCGGTCACGTACAAGTGGTCTGCGGAGTCGACCCGGATGCACTGCGCGGGCTTGCGGCCGACGTACTCGACACGATCGATGTAGCGGTACCGACCGACGCGACTGATCGGTCGATACTCCGCGACCTTGCGGGCAAGTCTCGCCGGGACGATTCCCTCCGGCAGGCGCTTGACCAGCACCGCCCACTGGGGACGGAACCCGCGGTCGGCCTCGGTGGTGCTCGTCGTGCCGCCGAGTGAACCGACCAACTCGGCCAGACCCTCGGCGAGCAGGCGCGAGGTAGTGGTGAAGCGGACCGCAGTGGAGGCTACGTGCCCGTCGCTGTCAATCAACCCCTGCAGGAGGGCGATCCGGTCGGCAACAGCGGCGCACAGGTAGGCATCGGGGATGAACTTCTCGTGGCCGAGAACGTCGCCGAGGCCGAGGTCGCGGATCGCGGCGAGCAGTGCATTGTTCCGGGGGCCGCCGTCGCGCGTGAAGTTGAACTCCGACCATCCGCCCCGGTCTCGGCGCGAGATGGTGACGTGAGCCGGGAGAGCGAGGCCCGCCTGCGTCTCGTCGGCGTCCTTGGCTGCCGTCGCCAGCGTGACGTGGTTGCCGCGGAAGGATCCGTCACCGAGGAGCAGCCCCAAGAGATAGGGGTCGACCGGAAGCGGCCCGGCGTCCTCGAAGTGGACCGGCTCCACCAGCGGGACCGACCACTTCGCCGGGCCGGACTCGTAGCGGAGGCCGTTGGCGCGCAGCTGGGCGAGTGAGAGGACCCGGTGCGTGCCCTTCTTGCGGTCATATGCGGACGCGACGCGCCAGACATGGTCCTCCGTGCACTCCGTCGAAGCGCCGTCGGTGAAGTGCACACGGAAGATGTCACGCTCGCCCTGCGGGTAGACACCAACGACCTCGTGCGGCTTGCCATCGACGCCGATTACCTCGTCGCCGACCGAGACGGCGCCCATAGTCGTCCAGCCGGTCGGCGTCAGCACCTTCGCGTCGAGCGGCTGCGGTGCTGCGTTCTCGAAGAACTTGAACCGGTGGATCTCCGAGGCGTCGTCCGCCCGGACCGTGGTGAGGGACGGCGTCACCCACGACTGACCGCGGAAGTTGGCGACCGGGTCCGGCACCGGCGCATAGTGCGCGACCTCCGAGCGATCCAGCAGCACCGCGCGCGCGGCGTCACCGTTGGGCCGGTAGACATAGCCGAGGACCTCGACGTCCGCGGCCTCCCACGGGTTGTCCGCGTCCTCCTGCGACCCCATGAGGATCGTCGTCCACTGCGGACGCAGCCGGACCAGCCGGTCCTCCAGCTGGCGGCCGGCGCCGCGGCGCAGCCGGCGTACGAAGGCGTTACCGGCTTGGGTGTCGTCGACCTCCATCCGCGAGAGCAGCGACGACGTGCGCGCGCCCGGCCACGGGTTCTCCAGGACGGCGAGGTGGCGGGAGCCGAACAGGTCGGTCGGCGTGCCCTCGGTCGAGCGGGTCCACTGGAACCGAGCCTGCGAGAACACCTGCATCCGTGCGAAGCACAGCGCGAACACCGGGCCCGACTGCCGGTAGGCGTCGCCGATCGAGCGAACGACCTCCTCCTCGGAGATGTTGCCCCAGGAGGTGGGCAGGATCTCGCGCGTCGGGTCACTGAAGACGGTGAGCAGCTCCTCGAGCGTCACGTTCGTCGGCTGCTTGCGCGCCAACACGGACTCCCACAGACGCGTCATGAGCGGACCTTCAGCAGGCCGATGCCCGCAGTGCCGAACAGGACGCCGGCCACGATGAGGCCGGCCGGGACCCAGATCAGCAGGACGCCGGCCACGGCGGCCAAGAACGCAAGCACCAGGAAGGCGACGGCGAGGTCCACGGTTACCCCCAAAGTGCGAACGGTTCGACGGGATCAGGCGCGAGCGATTCGGTGATGTGCGCGACGGCGACGGCCTCGAGTGCGGAGATCTCGCCGCTGCGGCGCGCGAACGCGCGGCGATCGCCGACCTTTCGCCAGCCGGCCGCCTCGACGGCGCCGTTCAGGTCGTCGTAGTCGCCGTGCTCGATGGAGCCGTCCTCGATGCCGTCGCAGACGTCGGCACAGGCCTGCACGAAGTCGTCGATCCCGATAGGCGTCACCTTCACGCCCTCGCGCTCGAGGTCTGGCATCAGGAACGACGCCGGACCCTTCGGGTCGATCCCCACTGGCAGGTTCCGCTCGGCCTGGATCCGCTTCACCTCGGCGACAAAGGCGGCCTTGCCGCCGTTGGCCACTCGAACGTGAAGCGTCGAGCCGAGGTGCGCCGGTCGTCCCTCGGCCGCGCACTTCGTGCCGAGCGCGAGCCAGATCTGGTCGAAGTCCGAGGCGATCCCGAGAGCGACCGGCGGAGGCGGGTCCGCCTTCGTGGCTCGGTCGGCCCACCTCGGGATGATGCAGGGCGGCTTCTCCTCGAGCGGCACCGGCCGGTTGGTCCAGTACCGCTCCCACTCGAGCGGGTTGGTCTGCGGGTCGTCGTACGACTCCGCGATCTCCCGGAGCGGCATCCACGCGGCGGCCGGGCCATAAACCTCCTTCAGCGCCGCCATGCGCTGGGAGATCTTCGCGAAGTCGTACCCGTCGGATGATTGCTTGTGGTCGAACAGGAGCCGGCCACCCTGACCTGCTGGGGACTTGGCGTACGCGTGCGTGCCCTCAGCGACGGAGCCCTCGCCGGCGGCGTACATCGTCGATGTCTCGAGCATCCAGCCCGACGCGATCTTCCGCTTCAGCAGGTTGCGCACCATCGTCTGGTGCATCTTCCCGAGCTTGAACTTCCCGGTCGCCGGCGGAATCCACAGGTGGGTCTCGTCCGCGACGATGAACGTCGACTTGCCGCCGTCCTTCGATTCGTCGGCCGCGGTGCCCGGCTCGATGGTGCCGCGCTGGTCCGGCAGGATCACCCGCGAGAGGCCGACGTCGAGCCGGCCGAAGTCATCCTTGAGCTCCTCCGAACAGGTGTCCGGGTGGAGCATGTAGTAGACGTTGTCGTAGGTGTTGCCGGCCTGATTCTCTTCGGTCGCGATGTTGAGGATCTCGACGTACTTCAGCGGCGCGCCGACCGGCTCGCCCTCGTCATACTCGTACCCCCACTCGCTGACCTCGCCGGCCCCCGCCCAGTGATCAAAGCGGCACGGCCCGAGGCCCTCGAAGCAGCAGAGCATCCCGCCGAGCTCGGACTTCGCCCGCCCCTTCGGCCGGGACAGGAACGCGCGACGCACGATCTTCGCGCCCGACTTCGGGTTCAAGCGGTACGCCTTGACGATGAACGCGGCGTACTCGTCGTCGAGCTCGATCGGCTCGCCCTGCACATCGCCCGGCCCGTGAACCAGGTAGTGCTCGATCCAGTCGATCGCCGCCCACCCGAGCGACGGGAACCTACTCGTCGTCGCCAACGGCCTTCAGCACGCGCTCGCGACGGGTGCGCGCCGCCGGCGTGCGCTTCTTCGCGGCGGGCGCTGCCTTCCCCGCGGGCTTGCCGATCGACAGCTTCAGCCGGGCCCGGTCCTCCGGGGTCGCGCCGAACTTCGCCGCCCGCAGACGAAGCTCGGCCGCGACGGAGTGGTCGCCGTCCCAGAACGCCATGTGCAACACCGCGGTGTCGAGCAGGAAAGCCCAGTCGGTGTCGGTGAAGGTGCTCGCCTGCGCACAGGCGCGCCAGGTGCTCCACCAGTCGCGGGTCGCGTCCGGCCAGTCGACCTCGTCCGGCAGCTCCGGTCCGTGCTCGGCGCCATCGGCCTCGACCACGGTCATCTGCTCATCGAGCGCCCGCTGGTCCCGCTCTCGAGACCGAGTGCCCGACGAGGCGCGTCCACGACCGGCCACGACGCTCACCTCCAGACTCGGGCAGAACTCCCAGATCGACGCAGGACCTCCAGACTCACGCGCACTGCGACGCTCGAC